TTTTTTTTTTTTTTTTTAACTTTTCAATTATTCATTATTTTATTACTTCCTTACAAAAAGTATTTTTTATATTTATAGACGACGACCTCTACGTCCTCCTTTTCTTCTCGTAGAATCATGGGGAATTGGTGTAACATCTTCAATTGCCCTCAGGGGCAATCGAAAATGTAATGTGGGTGATGTACCCTATCTTGCATAATCATCATAGAAACCTAAAACAACCGACTGGGATCGCCGAGTGAGTTAGACCTAGAAAAGCTTTAACGACATTACATTCATCAAATATTGTGTGCAAGACAGCACAAGTATGACCCCCGTCAACATTCATACAGAATGTGACCCGGAGAGGGCATAACTAACAGTGAGCAAACCGGAAATCTATCAAAAGATCTGTGTTTGCAACAATATGTTGACGGGATTAAAGCTTAGAGCTTTAAACTCTAACGTTTATAGTCATTTCGGACTTCAACTTTCGCAGTCAGTTGACGACAGGACCATAATGGTCATGATAACTCTTGTTATCACCTAATGAATGCTTATAGTCCATTCAGACTTTGCTTTTAACAAAAAGTTAAAAGTCTTAGTTGGTATATCTTCGCATTGGAGGTACTGAAACAAAACCACCAAATGAAAAATCATCACCACAAGCTCTAGAAAATGTAATGTTAGTACTTGTATTAGTAACAACAGTCACAAGACCAGGAGGCATATGATCACGATTGACAGGTAATGGTGTTGTGTGAAAAACAGCATCAGCAATGGGAATAGAATGGTAGTGATTATAATAAGGAACAGAAAGCATAATTGCGCCTTCAATAGCTGTATTACCATGTGCAACAGGTTGACTATTAATAAGACTTCGACCATCAGCAGGGAATATAGTAGAACCAGTATAAATAGTATTAGGTTGTGTTAATTCTTCATGTTGAAGTCTAGCAACCCATTTAACATCAGCAGCCGCATCACCATAAAACATAACAGAACCACGCATAGCAGAAAATACAGAACCAATATATGAAAAATAATCAATTCTTTGAGTTGGATTTGTAGTTTGAGCAGGTCCAGCATTTTTAAAAACTAAAACAGCATAAGGATTAAACTCATAAACATTTCCAACAGGGACAGAATGATCAAAATTTGGTATAGGAACAAAGCCCTTAATCAAAGATCTTAAAGATAAAATCTTTTCACCAATACAAGATCTAGCAAAAATATCACTAGGAGTTATACTGGCACCACCAATTGTAGAGTAATCCAATTCACAAGGATCACCCATCTGTGCAGCAGTAGGCCAATATGGTCCCCATTCAATTCTTTTTGGTTGAGCAAATTCAATATCTGAACCACCAAAAGCTTCAAAAAGAATATTTATTGAGCTAGAAACAGTAGCAGGAGCTTTTAATGGATCCACTACAGATAAAATGACATAACCATATGGTTGATCAACAGGCAAATAATTCATATTATTTGTATATGGAATACCAATAGTAGCTTCATTACCATCACGAATATCTATTATAGTTCTATTAGCATAGGGATACAAACTAACATCAGTAAGAGTTGGTATTGGAAATCTATGATCAACAGGTATAAAAGTAACCATTATACGACCAGAATGAAAACAAGTTTTCACAAATTTCAGTCGTAAAACGAAACTACCTCTAAATACACCAAAAATGGTACCAAGCCAAGCAACTGGAGCAAAATTAGTCAATAAAACTCCATTGTCAGAAGGTTGATTTGTAAATTCCATAGGACACATACCAGCATTATACAAAACAGTATCAGCAGTATGAGCTGTAGTCCAAACAACATTCCTATAATACCCAGGAATGCTTTTGATATAGTCAATAGACATTTCATCAAACTTAGAACCAGCAAAACCAGGCATAAGTTCCAATTGATTCTTCTCACTATATGCTAAATTAACACCATGGCTAACACCATCAACATTAACTGCACTTGGAAATGTAGTTCTAAGAACACGAGAAATAGGTTCTTGAGTTAATGGTTTAGAAAAACCAAAAGCAGAAGCGGCTCTAGCACCAACATCAGCGAAAAATGCTGTCAGACTTGCAAAGTCAGATAGCAAAGGTATTTCACTAATAATGGTAGCAGCTTTTGAAACCTTTGTCAAAGGGCCAGAAATAGGACCAAGACCAGATTTCTTGAGTTCAATCTCACTAAGAGTTCCGCCAGCCATCTGTGGTATGGTAGGTCCAAATAGTTCAACATTTTCCAAATGTGCCCAAAGGGTATAAGATGCAGTTGTAGAACCAGCAACTGAACTCAATGCAACATAGGGACGCATAAATGCGACACCAATATCAGTATGACCATCCATAGAAGAAGCGCTTCGCAATGAAAACATTGTTTCTGCACTACTAAAAGGGATTCTCAAAATACATTCGGTATCACAATTAATATCAAGTTCGACATGAGGAAGTTGTGAAGTTTGCTGCATTCCAAATCTATGGGCTAATAAATAACCTCCTGCAATAGGAGAATTAGGATTAGTACCCATAGTTGGAATGAAAGCCAAAACATATCTTCCTTGCTGAAAAGGATTAGCATTACATTGAAGTCGCAAAACGACATCAGCTTTAATACCTAAAAATCCTTTCGTCTTTTCAGCATAAATAGGATTATTCAAAATACCAGTGAGAACAGCAAACATACCAAAAGTTGTTCCACTATCAGTAGTTTGAAATTCACCAGAGGAAATTCGAATAGGTTTAGAGAGGAAATCAACGAGACTCTGTTCTGGATTCGCCAAAGCGGAAACCAGTTTACTAGAAACAGGTTGATAATCTTTCTTCATAGCAACAACTACATCAGCATCAGTGACATTTTGTGTCGTTGTGCCAATAAGTGTAGAAAGCCCCTCAGTTGGTTGCCTAACATCCTCGTATCGTACGGGATTCACGCTCAAATTTGGGTCATTTGAGAGACCTTGATTTTGTATTGTTGCAGCAGTCCTTATCTCACTAGAAGTTGAACCATACTTTCTAGCGTCACTCGGGTGTCCTGGATTTTGATGGGACTGCCATCTTACTATCCTGGTAGTAAGCCTAAATAGGCCAGTAATTATAAAATTTTCTAAAGCAATCTGAGAAATTTTGCGTCTTATTCAGACCCCGAGGCTTTGTATATTCTCAAAAGGTAACCAGAAGAAAAAGTAGTTGAACAATTTTTACAATGAGACCAACATTGGGTATATAGATTAACGTCTATTACCAAAAGACGGGTGTTTTATAAAGATTACACCAAACTAAAAACAATATGTGTATTAGAAAAAGTCAATGAGTCTCTCAGTAGAGAACTCAAGACTTTGTAAATAATCAGTACATCTCGGCCATTTACCATGAGCTTTATTCAAAGCTTCAGCAATTTTAGGGACATACTCATTAAATACTTCATCACCATGTAAACTAAGTGAAAAGATAGCAGATTCACAATTTGCAACTGTAATTTCAATTTTATCATGACGATTCTTCGTCCAACAGGGAATTTCTAATATAACATCAAGTTGAAGTGGAGCTAACCACCTCTTCTTGATATTACAATATCTAAAAGACCTTTTTAAAAAGCTAACTTTTTCAAGTGGGCGTAATGCATCACTAATCACACCTTTATCCTCAGCGGTATAGGTTAAGCCTAGACTTTTCATAGAATCTTCTAAAAATTTCTCTGTGAATAAATTTTGATATTCAGGAGAAACAGCAAATAAATTATCATCACCAAAGAAACAACAATAAACGTGATCATCAAATTCAAATAAACTTGATGTATCGTTATCGTTTAACATAATCCAACAATACCTAAAAGCAAAGGCATTATATAA